AATTTTAGTTGACCACTACAAGTCCGTTACACCAGGAATGCACGTTCGATAACTATCTGGCGACAACGCCGGAGCAGCAGCGGGCTCTCAGTAAATCACAGCAGTACGCAGCTGAGTTCGGTAAATCATTTGGCGGATTTATTTTCAGCGGTAATCCCGGCACCGGTAAAAACCATCTGGCGGCGGCTATCGGCAACCAGATAATCCGGAACGGGAAAAGCATTCTGATCGCCACTCTGCCAGACCTGATGATGCGTGTCCGTGAGACATACCAGAAAGGGGCAAAAACTACTGAGTCGCAGCTGATCAGCGACCTGTGCGAAGTGGATTTACTGGTGCTGGATGATGTTGGCGTGCAACGCAATAACCTGAACGAAGAACTTATTATTTTTCAGGTGGTAGATCGCCGGTCATCGAACAAGAAGCCGGTAGGTGTGCTGACCAATCTCAATTTTGACGAACTGGCAAAAGCATTGGGTGATCGGGTTATTGACCGCCTGAGAATGGGATCGCCGACCGTTATCAATTTTACATGGGAAAGCTTCCGCAGGCAGGTTAAGTAGCGTCATAACCCAGGACAGAAGACTTTTTGAAATGATTGGAGCGGCCAGCGGGAATCGAACCCGCATCATCAGCTTGGAAGGCTGAGGTAATAGCCATTATACGATGACCGCAATGGTGGGTCGTGGGAGGCTCGAACTCCCGACCAATTGATTAAGAGTCAACTGCTCTACCGGCTGAGCTAACGACCCGAAGAAATTAAAATACACCCGTAAGAAACTAACGGCAACCGATAACCTCAGGAGGCTGAATGCAAAAACAGACATTCCTTCTCAGGAATATACAGATACTCAGAAATCTCAAGGCAGAGCTTGACAATCTCCCGCTTAACGAAGAATTCCCCCTAGAAGTAAAAATATCCGATCCGAAGCGAACCCTTCCCCAAAATGACATGTTTCATGCGCTGTGCGGCAACGTAGCAGAGCAGGGCATTGTATGGGCTGGCAATACGTGGGGATTGCAGGACTGGAAATGTATTTTCGTATCCGGACATGCAAAGGCGACAGGCCGTGACGGGACGCTTATTCCGGGACTTGAGGGAGAGATTGTACCGCTGGCAAGAGAAAGTACCGCAAACATGAGTAAGAAGCGCATGACAAGCTTAATAGAGTATTCGCAGGCGTGGGCTATAGGCGAGGGGGTAAAACCCCGCACAACGCGATACAGCTTCAATCATTACGGGTATCAGGAATAGGGCAGGACGCATGAAAGAACCTCACATACACCAGCGTATCACCAATGACGAAGCCGATAATCTCTGCACTCACTATAGGCGCAAGGGGTATAACCCGGTGAAGTCACTGAATATCGATCCTCAGTATTTTGACGTTACCGTGTATCTGCCGGTAGTCAAATATCTGAAACCAACACCACGAGCAATGGTTAATAGGATGTGGCGATGAACAGCGAAAAATACAAATTGTACGTAGAGATCATCAAACGGTGCCGTGATTGCACCGAGTTCACCAACAAAACAGTGTCAGCAGCCATCGGCGTTGATACCAGGGCAACATCTATCTACATGCGTGAGATGGAAAGTATCGGATGCGTAAAAACAGTGGGGCGCTGGGTTATCCGTGGCTATCTGAGTCCGGTGTACCAATTTGACGATAACGCCGTTACCAGGCTGAGAAATCACTTCCTGACGGAGGCCATGTCTGAAGCGGCGATGAATATTATCGCATCTGAAAAAATACCAGCACCAAAAATCAGAAAGCATCCGTTCGAAGATGGTTTTGGCCGGTCGCTCATAACCAGAATTGACGCAATGCTGCGGGAGGTGCGCTGTTTATAAAGACAGTTTCCCGCAGCGTAACATGCGTTATCTTACTATAAATACGGATGTTTTTGCGTAATGTGCTAACGATGAAGCAGTTGAACCAAGGATATGTGTTTTAAAGCTTGGATTGCGGGAGCCAATAATAATAAGGTCAGCTTTAATCTGTTGAGATACGTCGATTATGATGTCGGCAGCACTACCAATCTTAACGAGCAGTGATACCTGGCTATCGGGGATGCCGAATTTACTTACAACTTCTTTTAGTTCTTTTTCAATGGCTTTGGACGTTTCATCTTCGAATTTTGTATCTTCAGTGATCATCGGGTATCCAACACCATACTCATTATATTTTTCGGCGGGGGAAATGACCGTCAAGAAATAAAAATGTGTATTTTTATTTACTGAGAATTCATTGATTTCAGAAATGACCTTGTCGGTCAAATAGTTATGATTTAGGTCTATAGGTACAAGAATAACTTTATGCATAACCAACTCCTTTATGAAGAATTAACATCTCATCATTAATAGTAGAACACTTTATCGCCGTTAATCGAAGTTTTTTATAATCATACATTTATCGAACTGAAGGAGGAGTATGATGAAGTGGCCAAGGCGAAAGTGCCTGATATGCCGGGCATGGTTTCACCCGAAGTTCAGTAACGAATGGTGGTGTTGCCCGGAACATGGTGCTGAGTTAGCAATAAAGCGACGAAGCAGGGAAAGGGAAAAGGTCGAGGCCAAATTAAGAAAGGAGCAGCAGCAAAAAGAACGTGAAGCAAAAGATAAACTAAAAATCCGCAAGTTAGCAGTAAAACCCACCTCATATTTCGCAAAACAAGCACAGACCGCATTCAACGCATACATCCGGGAAAGGGATAAAGACCTGCCGTGTATCAGTTGTGGTCGTCACCACACAGGTCAATATCACGCCGGGCACTATCGAACCACCGGAGCCAATCCGGAACTGCGGTTTGATGAGGATAACGTCCATAAGCAATGCGCCCCATGTAATAACCATCTATCGGGAAACATCGAAAATTATACGCCGCAGCTGATTGAGAAAATCGGTCAGGAACGCTTCGACCGTCTGATGGGTGTTCATGAATTGCCGAAGTGGAAACGGGAGGACTACGAGCGGATTCGGGATGAGTACCGGCGAAAACTGAAGGAGCTGAAATCATGTTCACAGACATAGCGGCAGCAATCGAAGAAGCCAGGTGGCTCAGGCGTGAAACAAAGTATCACCACGTAGTCACACAGAAAAGAGACGGATATCTCAAGGTTCGACAGGAAGTCGGCGAAAGCAGGAAGTTGCTACTGAGGAAGGTGTACAGCACCCGGTACGACTGCCACAAACACACTGTTTTGCCGGAGGTAAGATGAGCTATATCGGAGAAAAGGAACTCACCAAAGAGCAGTATGACTGGCTTAACCAGTGGCTTGAGTTGTGGGGGGCGTGGGTATATTCAGGCCGGATTGATATTCGCATGATCAACATGATTTATAAGTTCATGCAGACTGCCGAGCCGGATAAAAACCCAACAAGACCAATGTGCAATGACGATGACGGAATGTTGATTTCTCAGGTCGTAGATTCAGTTATCGCCACTGACACACAGGCTTACGGAATACTGCTCAGTTACTATGCTCACGGCTCATCCAAGCTGTCGATTGCATCTTACTATCACGGCGTTGCAAAACCACGCAAAATGAACACGCGCTCAGGAGGGAAAATAAAGGTTCCATCTATGCGGACATGTCGCCGTGAGGTTGACGAAAAACTCAAGGCGGCTCAATGGTTGCTATACGAACCTCTGCGAAATGCAATGAACAGTCGTAAACGTGTAGCTAAGGTGCGTAAAATCACTGAATTTTGCTATTGACAGCAATGACCAAATGGACAATACTTATCAGGTAAGTTGCTCTACATGACTCTTAAGTCGCTTAACCTGAATTATAAGCCTCGCCAAATGCGGGGCTTTTTAGAATGCAGAGCGAGGAAGTAAGTAAACGGCGCACACCGGCGGGAAACCGGCCTTGTGTCGAAGCATGCATAACAGCCCTCTCCGGAGGGCTTTTTCATATCTGCAACTTGTAAGGGTTACTTACAGGTTCAACTTTCCGGAATAACCGGATAGCTCGAATCAGCTGTCAACTGAGAGTTGGCTACTCACATATTCGGTTATTCCGGACAACTCAAATATCAGGTACAAAAAAAGCCGGTCACAAGCACAGCTCGACCGGCGTTAAACTTTGTGTATATCCTGATTGGCGCATTTAATTCCGCCAGAAACAATATTATAGAGTATCTTCAGGATATTAAATAACAAATTATAATAAATATATTCAAATATATATTTATGCTGATTTTTCCCATATACGCCGCCACAGAATCCTGAACAAACAAACGTAATCAGCGCAGAGATACTGTGCGCGGCACCCTATTAACTAAATCCTCCGGAAGGGGGCGGTATGGCAAAGATGGATGACAAAGACCTGAAAGTCACCGGTACAGCATGGGGTGTCATATTTGCCATATCCCTTTACGGTGGCTTAGCCCGGTACATTATTGACAATAAACGCAACGGCTACCGCTGGAGCTGGCTGGGGGCAATCATGCAGATGATGGTTTCTGGGTTCTCCGGCCTGATGGGTGGGCTGCTTTCTGTGGAACTCAACGCTTCGTTTTATTACACGGTATTTGCTGCCGGTATGTGTGGCGCTATGGGTTCTTTTGCACTGGACTTCTTTTGGTCAAAATTCTCAGGCGGTAAAAAATGAGCAAACCAGCACGCGGCGAACGCAACAATAACCCGGGTAATATCGACTACAACCCGCGCAATTCATGGCAGGGACAGTTGCCATATGATCCGGCAATAGAATCCCGCTTCTGCCGGTTTCAGTCTCCTGAGTATGGCATCCGGGCAATCTATAAATTGCTTCAGACGTATCAGACAATACACGGTCTGAACTCAGTTAAAGCCATTATCAAAAAATATGCGCCAAATAATGAAAACAACACGGTTGGCTATATCAAACGTGCAGCTGCGGATATCGGCGTTGGTATTAATGACCACCTGAACACCAAAGACAAAAAGACCGGCATTGCGCTGGCTACTGCGATTGTCGGCGTTGAGTTGGGTTATCAGCCGTATTCACCGGATGTGTTCGAGAGAGCCTGGGGGCTGCTGTGAAACTCAGTGAGTGGGCGGTGGTCGCTGCAGTGGTCATTATTAGCTGGCAGGCAATCCGGATTGATAAGCTGAGAGGTGAACGCAATTCACTGACCAGTCAGCTATCTGAACAAGTCGCCATCAACAAAGACTACAAATCCCGCATTCAGTCACTTCACGAACTCGACACCATGTACACGCAGGAGTTAACCAATGCCAAAACTGAAATTGATAACCTGCGTGATGCTGTTAAGTCTGGCACTAAGCGCGTGTACATCAAAGCCGAGTGTCCAAAGGCCGGAGCCGATACCGCCGCCAGCATGGATGATGGCAGACCCGCCACCTTGGCGAGAGACGCTGAACCGGATTATTTTCATCTCCTTAAACAGCTTGAAACGCTCGAGAGACAATATCTTGGTTTAAGAGATTATGTTAAAAAAGAGTGTTACTAAGCATATATTTTAATTATTTTAGATATAAATCTATTAAATTCTTATTTTTAAGCAAATGCATTGATTTAAATTCATTTAACTGTATGTTTAACCAGTATAGTTGATTGGTTAATTAATAAAATAGAGAGGTGCTTATGGGACAGCTAGGTGTAGTTGAAGGTGGTATCGTTATTGGTGGAGAACACGGAGGTGGTGCTTTTAGCTTTGAGGAGGCAGGCCTTTCTGTTTGCGGTAAATCTTCATATGTCTCTTATTTGCACTCAGGAGAAAGAGCTCTTCTGAGCAGTGATTTTCCATTAAATGGATATCAAAGTTGGCCTGACTATCCAATGGATTTTAATAATGATTATCCGAATGAAGCGTTCAACTCAGTTGGTTATAATACTTTTATAACAACAGGGGAAGGTTCAGAGATACGTTCTTTTGTTTCTGAGGGAGACCGATTTTTCGGATTAGGGGAGAGTAACCATGTACGCGTTGGTTTAGGTACTTTCGTCCTTTTTGATGAAAGTAAAGGCCGTAAAGATTCAACGGCTGAATATGAGTTTGGTGTAACTGCGGTTATTGATGGTAATCGGAGCCGTATCTCAAACGAACTCATTGATGATAAGCGTGTAAAGGCCAAAGATTCGATTTTAGTTTCATTGGGAGAACAAAATAGCATTCAGACTGTTGGTGAGAATTGCGGGCTGGTTTCACTGGGGATGGGCTCTGACATTATTCTAAACGATTCTTACCGAAAAGAATCGTCAGAAAGCGTGAAATACCTTTTTTCAGCGGGCATGAATAGTGATATCAGTGGCTATGAGCAGGAACAAATCCTCCCATCAATGCCTATTTTCGTTGCGCAAAAAGCGAGGAAGGTTGATACCAATTCAGAGGTCGCTTTATTTGCTGAACAGAGCCCTGAATCATTCCGCGTAGGTAAGAATAGCGTAGTGGCTATTGGTTGGCACGATGGTTCTCGTCAACGCATTTCGGTATTTTATGAAGGTGAAGATATTCAGGCGGGTAAGTGCTACCGAATTAATGACACCGGTCAAGCAGTTGAAGTTAACTAGTTGATATATTCTTATTGATTACATAAGTCTCAAAATGTTGAGATTTTATATTATAGCCATTAGCTAATCACTGATGGCTTTTTTATGTGAGAAAGCAATACGGGAGATAGTAGCGGAGAGGATAAAAAAAGCCCCTTAAAATAAAAAGGGGCTAATAGCATATTCAAATAGTATTTAAGATTTAAACATTTTTTTTACAGTTTGAAATAACTGCCACTCCAGAATACTCGGATTTTAGGGAAATAACATTAGGTAAACTATCCAGGATAATACTTAGTCAAATAAGGAGGTAACTCCTCGCTAAATAGTGGGGCTTTTTTATATCCAAACAGAGAGGTTTGTATGAATTTCGGTCAAGCATTAGAAGCCAGCCACGCTGGCGCAAAGATTGATCGTGAAGGCTGGAGCGGTAAAGGTATGTTCCTGTTTGCCATTCAGAAAGGTCATTGAGACTTTGAAACAGACATTGATGGCGTAGATGGGTATGAGACGGTTGGGTTCATTTGCATGAAGATTGCTGACAACAAGTTGGTGCCGTGGCTTGAGTCTCAAACGGACATTTTATCCGATGATTAGCTGGCTGAACCGATAGCATAAAGCATGCAATTTGGATAAGCGATCAATACGAGAGATAGAAGCGAAGAGGGCAAAAAAATAGCCCCATAACCAAGGAAAGGGGCAAGAAAGATCGGAAGGGACAGCAAAATCACAAACTTAACATTATTATCAGTGAATTATACAGACTTAATATAAATAAAATTAAACAAAAACCAAACGAAAGATAAATAACAGCTCGCTAAACCGCATGGCTTTTAACAGGCAAAAAAAGCCCCGCAAGAGAGATATGGGGCGAATCGGGCAGTAAGTCATAATCACACAATTGAGTACTCGAGGTTTAGTGTAGTGACCTAAGTTAAACTAAAACTAAACAAGCGCTGTGTTTTGATGAGTTTTGGGTTATTTTGTTTGTCATGTCACACAATGTGAATTACTCTTTATTTGCGTTAATTAGGAGGCGTTGTGAAAGACATTAATCTTATTGTAGGTCAGAATATCCGTAGTTTAAGGTGCCGTAACGGTATGACCACAAGAAACTTAGCAGACCGGCTGGGAATATCCTCGCAACAGATATCAAGGTATGAGCGTGGAATAAATAAAATAGATGCCAGCACTGTGTTTAAGATAATAAATATATTTGATGTTCCTTATGAGAGTTTATTTCCAGAGCCAGCGGTAGAAGATTTTACTCAGAAAAAAGATTCCCTGATGTATATGGACCCGGGGATATTCCATAATGAGTATCAGTTTTATTAATTTGAAGAATACCTGGGCAAGTACGAAAGATTTATCCATGGTAACCCAGCACAAAGCCTGCTCACTGAGTGGGCTTTTTAATTGGATTATTAGCAATAAGTGAGATGGTCTATATCTTACTTGCGGGAAGCCATATGTGATCCAAGAACGTTGTTAACGTCTCTGACGTATGTAAAAAAGCCCGGCATATACGATGCTGGGCTTATTGATATCAGGACAGATTAACGCAGCAGAGTCAGAACGTTCTGCGGAACCTGGTTTGCCTGTGCCAGAACAGTGGTACCCGCTGACTGCAGGATGTTCGCACGGCTCATGTTAGATACTTCTACCGCGAAGTCTGCATCCAGGATACGGGCACGGGATTCAGACAGGTTGATAACGGTGTTATCCAGGTTGCTGATAACAGAGTTAAAGCGGTTCTGGGAAGCACCCAGACCTGAACGCATGGCATCAACCTGTGCTAATGCATCATCCATGGTCTGCAGGGTTTCCAGGCTTTTTGCAGCTGCCTGAGCTACCGAGTCAGCTTTAAAAGCAGCATCAGCTACTGCTGTAAAGGTGACTGAAGCAGGTGCTGCAGGAGTAATGTTACCTGCGCCATCATCAATTTCCGGAGTGGCAGCTTTAACGGCAGCGGTAGCAGCAGTCCAGTTACCATCTTTATCCAGGCCTAAGAACGCGGTATTGCCATCTTTATCAGAATAGGCAAACATCTTGCCAGCCTTGTCGGCATCAGCAAACAGCTCAGCCTTGAGATCAGCAACATCCGTTGTGCTTAAATTGTATTTTTCAGCACCTGGAGTTGCACTGGTAACCTGCATACCCTGAGTAACTTCAGTTGCAGCGACCATATCCATAATGCTGAAGCCTTCCAGGCCCAGTGTCGCGGTGTCGATCTTGCCTAAGTTGATATCGATAGTCTGACCATCGTTCGCACCAACCTGGATGCTCAGCGTCTGATCTTTGCTCAGCACTTTGATGCCGTTGAATTCAGTCTGCTGAGAAACACGGTTGATTTCAGCCAGACGCTGGTCGATTTCGTCCTGGATAGACTGACGGTCAGATTCGGAGTTAGTACCGTTTGCTGCCTGAACGCTCAGACGACGGATGTTCTGCAGGTTATCGTTGATTTCATTCAGTGCGCCTTCAGTCGTCTGCGCCAGGGAGATACCGTCGTTTGCGTTACGGGATGCCTGAGTCAGACCATTAATGTTAGCGGTGAAACGGTTACTGATCGCCTGACCTGCAGCATCGTCTTTTGCGCTGTTGATACGCAGACCGGAAGAAAGACGTTCGATAGCAGTACCCAGAGCAGCCTGTGATTTGTTCAGGTTATTCTGAGCCACCAGGCTCATGGCGTTGGTATTAATAATCTGTGGCATATTAAGTCCTTTGATATATATGAATGTATGAATGAATAAGCACTCATATAAACTATCGGTATGACGAAAAAAAACTAAAGGGATAGCCTTAAATTAATTACAGTGAATTTAAGGGGCATCATAACAAGATAGGGTGCTTTGGAATCACAGGAATTTACAATAAGCGTGAATAAATGAAGGAAGTAACGATTCCCTTCTAACCGTCCCTGGTTAGAGGGGCTGTAACGCATAGTACTATACATACCACAGACTACTACTTTAAAGTAAAGTTACGCGAATGCCAAGTAACTAAAACTATATATAAAATAGCGATGCTGCGTTTGTCGATGTAAACCACAATTTCAAGTCCTTCCGGGAGTATCAAAAACATTTGACATATTTTGTTTCATTTTTGTGTGCATACAAAATAAAGACGGCACGGCATGGAGTAGTTTGATAACAACGAAAGATCGGCTCATTACGAACAGACTTATCTGCATTGTTGGTACGGACAGCTCATAAATATATTGTACCGGGTGAACCAGTGACATCAGATATATTCCAGTGATTGAGAAACAGTAAGGAACAATTATGGCAGGATCAAACTGGAGCGAGCTACAAAAACAGTTCCTGTCTGACCATGCCGCTACAGGGATATCACCGAAAGAGTGGTGTGAGTCTCAGGAGTTGAATTACGCAACCGCTCGCAGGCATATCAAAAAACCAACTGCGCAGAAAGGTGCGCAAAGTGCGCAAACCGAAACCCGACCAGTGCGCAATGCGCAAAAGCGCAAAGTAACAAATTATCCTCCGTTTGCACCAGGTAACAGAGCCGCAGTTAAACACTCTGGGTATTCAAAGTACATGCCTGACTCTGACGAGTTATTTGAGGATGCCGCCGGACTGGATTTAATTCAGGAGTTGCTTTTTATCCGTGCGAGGACGCTTTCAGTAACAAAGGTTCTTGGCAAATTGCGAACTGACTTTGAGTCGGCGGAAGAGGCCGAAGTGCGCAGCGAAATAGCGCGGCAACTGGTTAATACGGAGCAGGCATTAGACCGGAATATTGCCCGGATAGAGTCGCTGGAACGAACTATATCAACGCTTGGCCTGGATAAAGAAAGCCTGCTTAAAATTATCGCGGATACTAAATACCGCAAAGCGGCAACGAACAAAATTAATCTTGAATCAGACAAGCTCGGCCGAGAACTGGCGGAGGATGATGAGAACGATACACCGACACCGGTAGCAATAAACATCAATGTGATAGATGCGAGGGTCAGAGAAGATGATAGCGCCGACCCTTAATATCCCTCAGTCGCGATTTCTGGCTATGCCGAATAAATTCAGGGCATATGTTGCCGGATTCGGCTCCGGTAAGACGTGGGTAGGGTGCGGCGGTATCTGTAAGGGGATGTGGGAGCATCCGAGAATTAACCAGGGGTACTTTGCGCCAACCTATCCGCAGATCAGAGACATTTTTTATCCCACTGTCGAAGAGGTCGCTTTCGATTGGGGCCTGAAAGTAAAGGTGAACGAAGGCAACAAAGAGGTTCATTTTTACGAAGGCAAGCGGTATCGCGGCACAACAATCTGCCGGTCGATGGAGAAGCCAGAGACAATCGTCGGATTCAAGATTGGTAACGCGCTGATTGATGAGCTTGATGTCATGAAGGCTGATAAGGCGCAAAAAGCATGGCGTAAAATTATTGCCCGTATGCGCTACAAAGTTGATGGACTGCGCAACGGAATTGATGTCACCACCACGCCGGAAGGATTTAAGTTCGTTTATCAGCAGTTCGTGAAGGCTGTACGCGATAAACCTGAGTTGACAACACTGTACGGTCTGGTGCAGGCGTCAACGTTCGACAATGAAAAGAATCTGCCAGCGGATTACATCCCGTCTCTGATGGACTCTTACCCCCCTGAGCTAATCAAAGCATATCTGCGCGGACAATTCACAAACCTGACCAGTGGCACCATCTATCACACCTTTGACCGCAGGCTGAATAACAGCGAGGAAGAAGAGCAACCAGGTGAACCACTGTATATCGGAATGGACTTTAACGTCGGCAAAATGGCTGGCGTGGTTCATGTGCTGCGCCTTGGATTGCCTCACGCAGTAACAGAAATCATCAACGCCTACGACACGCCGGATATGATCCGCATTATCAAAGAGCGGTTCTGGCTGTATGCCGATGGTGATTATCAAAAGGCGCGTGAAATTTACATCTACCCTGATGCGTCCGGGGAATCCAGAAAATCAAATAACGCCAGCGCAACAGACTTGGCACAGCTTCGGCAAGCCGGATTTAACGTGGTCGTCAATGCGTCAAACCCACCGGTTAAAGACAGAATTAACTCAATGAATGCCATGTTCTGTAATGCAAACGGTGACCGGCGGTACAAGGTGAATGTTAAGCGCTGCCCTGTCTACACGGAGTCGCTTGAGCAGCAGGTATGGGCTCCGAATGGAGAGCCAGATAAATCGGCTGATAACGATCACCCTAACGATGCAGGTGGTTATTACATCGTGAAGCAGTTCCCGATCATTAAGCGCCCGGCGCAATTCTATTTCTAAGAGGAATTTCAGTGACAACAAAAAATGAAGGGCTGGAATTGCTCGTGAACAGTGTCGCCAATATGGCGGTGCAACGGGCTTTGTATGCATCAGGCGGCATTTCCAGCAACACGAAAAGAACGACGCTCTATCAGGAGTTCGGATATCCGGCTGAATTGTCATTCACTGATTACTACAATGCCTATGAACGTAACGCGGTTGCACATGCTGCCGTCCATCGTTTGTTGGATGACTGCTGGCAGGATAATCCGACTATCATTGATGGTGATGAATCGAAAGAAAACAAGGAAACAACACCGTGGGAATCCTCGGTTACCAAGTTACTGAAAAGATTCTGGCCGAGAATTAAGGATGCAGACCGTCGCAATATGGTCGGTCACTACTCGGCATTGGTTATCCAGTTAAAAGACGGTGCCGACTGGAGTGAGCCGGTAGATATCGCCGGGGTTAAGCGGCTGGGTGAAAAAGCTCTGGTTAACCTGATACCGTTATGGGAGCCGCAGTTAAAAGTAACTGAATGGGAAACGGATATCTCATCTGAGAACTACGGTAATCCGAAGTATTACGATTTTGATGAGCGACCTGTCGGGCTCCAGATTCACGGCCCGATAAAGCAAAAGAAAATACATCCAGACCGGGTGATCATTCTGTGCGAGGGCGCAGATGATGATTACATGTTTTCTGGCATCCCGCTATTGAAAGCCGGATTCAACAAACTACTGGATATCGAAAAGATTTCCGGTGGCAGCGCTGAGGGATTCCTGAAAAACGCCAGCCGTCAGATTGCTGTTGAGTTCGATGCTACTACCGATATGAGCAACATTGCGCAAGCAGCAAAGGAGGCGGGATATGACGACATTGGCGCAGCGATGGCTGATAAAGTCGATAAACTCAATCGTGGTACAGATTCAGCAGCGGTAATGCAGGCCGGACGCATGAATGTACTCTCTGTTGCTGCCGCTGATCCTAATCCATCATGGGAGGTGGCAGTTCGTGAATTTCTAACCACAATACGCATCCCTTTTTCTGAGTTTCTCGGGACACAAACCGGCGTACTGGCCGGGGATAAAGATGGTGCGGCATATGGTAAGCGTCTGAATGGTCGCCGCTGGGGATTTCAGACAAAGTATGTCACTGAAATCATCGGTCGCCTGTGTGCTCTTGGCGTTATCTCGCAACCAGAGTCAGGTGATATCACTCTGGCATGGTCTGACATGCTGGCTCCGAGTGAAGCTGACAAAATCGATAACATGATCAAGATGGCAGATGCTGCGTGGAAATCACAACAGGCATTCGGTATGGCGATATTTACCCCGAATGAAATCCGCGCAGTTGGTGAACTTGAGCCAATCGAAGAGGATGCACCACCGGAAACAGGCCCCAAAGGAGACCCGTTAACTGATGATAAAGAACCAGAAAACAGGGTCGCCGATCATACCGAGGAATAAGGCGGATCCTACACAGTCAGGAAGGCCTGTCAGAAAGATGTACCGCGACATTGAAAACCGGTACCACGGACTGAAAAAAGCACTCCGCCAGCTGTTCGACCTGTCACTCACCGGCAAAGAACGAAATCAGAACTCACTCTACAGCTACATCCTCGCTAAAAACGCACAGAACGAACCAGATTCGCTTATCAGGGCTAACACTGGTGTTTATTCGTATGACCTCGCTGAGCGGCCTGACGAGTACGCACGGTTCCTTGAACGGCTGCAATCTATTCTGGATGAGTACCTGCTTGATGGCGGAAGTGAAAATCTGTGGGCGTTCGGCCATGTCGCGGCGGAGTATGATCGCGGCACACTGAATGCGTATACCAATCTGTCACTACAGTCAGAGGCGTATGCATCACAGACCACGCTCACTTATCTGATGTCGCAACCGGCATACCAAAACCAGATAGCCGCAGCGTTCATCTCAACGTTCAGCGACTGGAAAGGCATTTCTGATGCTGCCCGCGCTGACCTGTCGAACATCATCGGCACATCGATAGCCAGAGGTGTTAATCCGAGAGAAACAGCCAGAATCGTTAGTCAGCGGCTGGATGTCTCAATGAGCAATGCAAAGCGCATAGCTCAGACAGAGCAGGTAGGCGCGTTACGCCGTGCAAACTGGAACGAAACCACATGGGCGAGTGAGCGGCTCGGGCTGCGCACCGGTCTGCTGTGGTTATCTGCACTAAAACCGACGACACGCAGTTGGCATGCGGCACGACACGGCAAAGTGTTCACTGTCGAGGAAGTTGAGTCGTTCTACGCTGACGGCGGCAACCGGTTTAACTGCTACTGCGCGACACAGCCGGTATTACTGAATGACGACGGGACGATTTACAACAAAGGCATTACTGACCAGCTGACAGCAGAGCGGAAAGCCTGGTCGGACGATGAGGAGGATAACTGATGGCGAAGTTAATCAATAAGCCCATTGTTAATGGGCTGACGCCGGTTAGCCATAACGGACAGATTGTTGCGTGTACCGCTGACGGGCGAGTGGTTGGCGGATTAATTAGCTGCAGCGTTGATAGCTGTAATCGCGAGTTGGTCACAATGACAATCACTGTGTAGTGGTCAACTAAAA